CAGGGAGTACTTGAAGGACATGAGGGCGGGGAACCGCCGGTCCTCGCACTCCCTGCACCTGGAGATGGACCTATCCGTGGACGAAAGCGTCGAGCAGCGGCTGAAGGAAGTCGACGGGACCAGGCTGCGTAATGAGCACCTGAAGTCCATCGACCTCTCCAAGCTCGAGGACCTGACGGACGAGGAAGCCGATGACCTTCTCCACACCTGGGAACTGTGGGCACGACCCAATCAGCTCGAGCCCGATCCACTCCTCGACAACGGGGAGCACTGGACAACCTGGCTCATTCTGGCAGGTCGCGGTTTCGGAAAGACTCGATGCGGAGCAGAGACAGTTATTAAGTGGGTTCGTTCCGGTCACTGTCGAAGAATTGCACTTGTTGCTGAAGACTCCGCTGATGCGCGAGACGTTATGGTGGAAGGTGAAAGCGGTATCCTCGCCTGTTCTCCACGAGATTTCAAGCCTAAGTATGAGCCTTCTAAGCGACGCCTTACCTGGCCGAACGGTGCGGTTGCTACCCTTTTCTCCGCTGAGGATTATGACTCGCTTCGAGGTCCACAGTTCGACGGTGCCTGGTGCGACGAGCTTTGTAAGTGGCGCTATGCCCAAGAGGCGTGGGACAATCTTCAGTTCGGACTTCGACTGGGAGACCATCCCAAGCAGATTGTTACTACAACTCCTCGTCCAATTAAACTGCTGAAGGACATCATCCTTCGGTCAGACACCGCGATCACCAAGGGCACGACCATGGAGAACCTGGTCAACCTTGCCCCGCCGTTCCGTAAGGCGGTGATCGAGAAGTATATGGGAACTCGCATCGGTCGACAGGAGCTCAACGCTGAGCTGCTCGACGATATGCCCGGCGCCCTGTGGAACCGTGCGATGCTTGAGGAGACGCGCCTGCGTCCTGTCGATAGCGTCACACCGATTGCTCTTCCCCACTTCCAGCGGATCATCATCGCAGTCGATCCGGCGAAGGAGCTTGCAGACGACAAGAAGAAGTCGGAGCATAAGGATCGCCGGGTTGCGGAGACCGGCATCGTCGTCGTCGGTCGAGATATTCAAGGCCGCGGCTATGTGCTTGAGGACCTGTCGTTCCAAGGCTCGCCCGAGGAGTGGGGACGTGTCGCCGTCACCGCTTTCGATGAGTGGGAGGCTGACATGCTCGTCTATGAGGCAAACCAGGGTGGTGAGATGGTTGCAGCCGTGTTGCGCGGCGCAGCGAAGTCCCTGAAGGCTGACGGGATGAGGACTGCAGATTTCGTTCCGCTCAAGGACGTCCACGCTACTCGTGGCAAGTACGTTCGCGCAGAACCCGTTTCGCAGCTCTACGAACAGAAGAGGGTTCACCACGTCGGGACGTTCCCGGAACTCGAAGACCAGATGTGTGAGTATACACCTGATGGCAAGATGGGCTACTCACCGGACCGGATGGACGCACTCGTTTGGGCGTTGACGGAGCTCATGGTCGGCACCGTCTCGCATGAAGGCTTGATGGATTACTACCGCCAGGAAGCGAAGGCTGTCGCCGACCGACTGTCCGGCACTGTGATCCAGTTACCCAGTGCTACTGTTTCTCTTCAAGCCCCTCAAGGTATAAATACTGCGTTCGGTGTTGACGGGACGAAGTATCTGATCGGTAATGACGGGTTGTTCCACGTCCAACAAGGTGACGTGAAACCTCTCGAAAGTGCCGGATTTGTCAGGTATTTCGATCCGGTTATGCCACTACCGTTCTGATGGGGTTCGATTGAAATATGGCAAAGAGTGAACGAGCCCAACGCGGTGGTGGTAATGAGATAGCTCTCAACCCGGGTAGCTTTCGGGCGCCATACCAGGTCGGCGTGACCTATGGGAACAACGGGTTAGGCGCCAACTGGTTTGGCCCCGGTCAGCCAATGGCACCCCAGGCGCCAGAGGAAGTGGCGGGCCGTGCGTTCGACTTCCCGAACGGTTATAACATTATCAATACCACCCGCGCCTACGAACCCATCGGGTTTCCAGTGCTGCGAGCGTTCGCTGATGCCTATGACCTCCTCCGTCTTATTATCGAGACGCGCAAGGATGCTATGGAGCGTTTGCGGTGGGTAATACAGGTCCGTGATTCCAAGGAGAAGCTGACCGCTCAGAAGCGGAACAAGATCAAGGAATTGACTAAGTTCTTTCTGAAGCCTGACGGCGAGCACAGCTGGAACGGCTGGCTTCGCATGGTTCTCGAAGACCTGTTCGTCATTGACGCGGTCACGCTGCACCGTCGCAAGACTCGTGGCGGAAAGCTCGTTGCCCTGGATCAAATCGATGGCGCGACGATCAAGCGCTGCCTTGATGACTGGGGGCGGACGCCCGAAGACAAAAACGAGACCGCCTATCAGCAAATCCTGAAGGGGATGCCGGCGGTCAACTACACAATCGATCAAATCTTGTATCGCCCGAGGAACCTGCGCGTCCACAAGGTCTATGGCTACTCACCTGTGGAGCAGCTGCTCATGACCATCAACATTGGTCTGCGCCGGCAGGTCTTCCAGCTCAACTTCTTCACGGAAGGCAATATGCCGTCCGCGCTTATTGGCGTTCCAGAGACGTGGACGCCCGATCAGATCAGGACATTCCAGGAGTGGTTCGACAATATTCTGGCTGGTAACCTTGGCGAACGGCGGAAAGCTCGGTTCGTGCCCTCCGCTGTGGGAAAAACCTACATCCCGACCCAGGAGACTGAGCTGTTCGGCAAGGCGGAGGAATGGCTCGCACGAGTTACATGCTTCGCGTTCAGCTTGTCGCCTCAGCCATTTCTCCAGATGATGAACCGCGCGACGGCGGATACCGCGCAGCGGGAGTCAGCTTCCACAGGGCTCGCACCGATCCAGAACTGGGTCAAGGACATGATCGATACGGTCCTGGCCGAAGACATGGATGCGGCGGACTACGAGTTCATCTGGAAGGGTGACGATGAGCTTGACCCCGTTAAGCGGCAGCAGATTACGTCGGGCTACCTGAAGGATGGACTTATCACGATCAATGAGGGTCGCTCGGACTCGGGCCGTGAGCCCTACGAGGACCCCATCTTCGATCAACCCATGTTTATGACCTCTAACGGCCTTGCGCCGCTCGCGCTGACGTCTGACGCTCAGGGCGGCGAGGACGGCAATCCGATCAACCCGCCCGGGGAGCGCGGAGGCCAACAGGACGACGGGAGCGAGGACGATGAAGGGACCGATGATATGGTAAAGACCCTGAATGCCCTCGCATCCGCCGGTGACCATGCACAACTGGTGGACTTTCTGCGCACCATGAACCAAGGAGCTACGGCATGAGTAAGGCGAAGGCGCGGGTATTCGTCCCGCTGACGAAGGTGGACGAGGAACAGCGCCTCGTCTACGGCACGATCACTCAGGAAATCCTGGACAAGTCGGGCGAGGTCATGGACTATGAGACGTCCAAGCCCTTGTTCGAGGAGTGGTCGAACGGCATCCATGAGGCGAGCGGGGGCCTGTCGAAGGGCAACCTGCGCGTCATGCACGGTCTCAACGTCGCCGGCAAGGTGACCGAGATCGACTTCAACGACGAGGACAAGTCCATCGAGGTCTGCTCCAAGGTCGTGGACGACACGCAGTGGAACATGGTGCTCGAGGGCTGCTATACGGGCTTCAGCGTCGGCGGTTCCTACGCCAAGCGCTGGACCGACAATGGCGTGAAGAAGTTTACCGCCAAGCCGAACGAGGTGAGCCTGGTCGACAACCCCTGCGTCCCGTCCGCGACGTTCTCGCTCGTGAAGGCCGACGGCGCTGAGGAAGAAGTCGCGTTCAAGGTCGAGCACGACGCCGACCTGTGGCCCGAGCTTGCCAAGCTCGACGCCGACGGTATGAAGGCGAATGACACGGAGGAAGCCGGCGTCACTAATGACGACACGGACGAGACCGACGCCAACAAGAAGAAGCCGAAGGCGAAGAAGGCCGAGAAGGCAGTCATTACCGTTGAGCCCACAGCGGCGCAGATCGCGGACAAGGCGGGTGAGCTCGCCAAGGCTGCTGCCGACGGGACGACCTGGCAGGACCATATCGAGGCCGCCCGTGAGGAGCTGATGAAGGTCGGCGCCGCACAGGCCTATCTCGAGCAGTCGCGTCAGGGAGGGGGCAAGACCGGTGAAGGAGGCGAAGCCGAAGAAGAAACCGAAGAGGGCGAGGCAGACGAAGGAGCTGAAGACGAGGAAGCCGTCAATGACTCCACCGGCACCATCGAGAAGACGACCCCGCCCAGCGTGAAGCAGAAGTGGGAAACGTCCGACGGTCAGACCTTCGAGAAGAAGGCCGATGCGGTGGCTCACGAGGAAGAACTCGCCAAGGCGGCCGAACCGAAGACCGACGCCGAGAAGCTGCGGGATCGTCTGGCGAAGGCCACCGAGCCACAGCCGACGCCGGAGGAGACGGGCCTGATGGACGACTTCGACCGCCTGGGCAAGGTCTTCGAGGTTCTCAGCTCGCCGCATAACGAGAACGGTGCACCGAAGCTCGAGAAGGGAATGTATACCGTCTCTCGCTTCGCCAACGTCCTGTGGGACCTGGGCGCTCTGCAGCGTTCGATTAAGAAGGAAGGCAGGAAGGAGGACGGCGACGAAGTCGACTATGGTGTCTCCGATGACATCAAGGCGGCGATCAAGTCCCTGGGCGAGTCCATGAAGACTTACCTGGACGACCAGCTGACCGAACTGCTCGCCGGCCTGGATGACGAGGTCTGCGTTTCCTACTACGACTATTACTATGCGGCTGCACAGGACGACGGCGAGAACCAGCTGGCGAAGGACGTCTGCTCGGTGCTCGAGGATCGTCGTGACCCGTCGCGGGAACGTCGCGAGGAACTGAGCAAGGCCTTCGGCTATGTGGAAGCGGAACTCGTGTCCGACGATACGCTGTCGCCGCCGATGCAGAAGCGATTCGATGCGCTCGAAGCCGAGAACGCCGAACTGAGGAAGGTCGCCGGCGAAGCGGTCGAGAAGGTCGAGGAGCTGGCGAAGCGGATGCAGGCAATCGAAGACAAGCCTGAGCCTCGGGCTCCGCGCAACGTGATCGAGAAGGGCGGCGAAGGCACGTTCCTCGGCAAGGCGGCTTCCACTCAGGAAGAGAAGGCTGCCGTGCTGAAGGAAATGCTCGAGACGCACGGTCCCGACGCGATGGCGACCATGATGATTAAGGCTGCACACGCTGGAGGCGGGCAGCAACTGCGGCTGAAGTCGCAGTAAGAAGAGGCAACGAGGCGACCGGGGACGGGAGCCGACCACTGCCCTTGACCGGGGACGGTTAAGGTTCCGTTAACCAACTGCACACAAAGAAAGAGGTAGTTATGAATATCGTGCAAGAACAGGGCCTCGCTGCAGGTGCTTCGCTCGACGCTCTCATGAAGGCGCTTGGCGATGCCCCACAGATCATGAACCCCACGTTGCCCGAAGCGCTCGCCAAGAGCACCTTCGCGCAATCCGGTTCGGCCACTACCGGCCTGACCTTCTACGACCTGGAAGCCGGCGCCAAGTTCCTGTATCCGGTCCTGACCCCGTTGCGGAACGAAATTCCGCGCGTGACGGGCAAGGGCGGTATCCAGGCCAACTGGAAGGCAGTCACGGGTATCAACACGTCCGGTATCCGGATCGGTGTCAGCGGCGGTAACCGCGGCGCCGTGATGGCGGTCACCGTTGCCGACTATGCGGCTGCCTACAAGGGCATCGGCATTGAAGACAACGTGGACTTCGAGGCGCAGTATGCCGGCCAGGGCTTCGAGGACATTCGCGCAATCGCTGCGAAGGTTGGTCTCGAGGCGCTCATGCTCGGCGAGGAACTCCTGATCCTCGGCGGCAACGGCACTGTGGCCCTCGGTACCACCCCGACGCCCTCGCTCTCGGCGGGTGCAACGGGCGGCGCTTTGTCGGACGATACCTACTACGTCGCCTGCGTTGCTCTCACTCTTGAGGGCTACGTCAACGCTTCCGTCACCGCGGGCATCCAGACCTCCATCACGCGCACCAATGCGGATGGTTCGTCGGACACCTTCGGCGGCGGCTCTGCGGAGAAGTCGGCCGGCACCTCGATCACACTTTCGGCGGGAACCGCGGTCCAGTCGATCAACGCGACTGTGGCCGCTGTTCGCGGTGCGGTCGCTTACGCCTGGTTCTGGGGTTCGGGTGCGTCTATTGCCACCGCCACCCTGGGCGCGATCACGACGGTCAACGCTTTGACTATCGGGGTCACGGACGGTACCGGGACGCAGGCCTACTCGACCCTGCCCTCGGCCGACAACTCGACGAACAACCTCGTCTTCGACGGTCTGCTCACGCAGGCCATGAAGTCGGGCTCCAACGCCTACTATCGTTCGCTGAACGGTGCGGCGCTGAGCACGGACAACGCAGGCGGTATCGTCGAGATTGACGTTGCTCTCAAGAGCTTCTGGGACAACTATCGTCTGACGCCGGACACCATCTGGGTGAGCTCGGATCAGGCGCTGGCGATCTCGCAGAAGATCTTGGCGACCAACTCGTCCGGTGCCTACCGCATTGTCGTCAACATGGAGCAGGGGATGATCGCGGGCGGCGTCATGGTCGCCACCTACCTGAACCGCTTCTCCATGAACGGCGCCAAC